TAAGTTCGACTATCCTCATATAACTATAACGTTTAATTTTTATATTTTACTATATTGATGCGCCCTCTACTATATTACGCTCTAAACTTTGTGCAGTTGTTACGTCTTGTGATGTTACAAACGCTTTAATAGGCTTCTGTGTTTGACCTGCTATTGTTTCAGCTAATTGGTTTCCTGCTCCTGCTCCTACTATATTAAATGCAGGGGGTTGTGGTGCGCTTGGTCTGCTTGGTGCGCTCACGCTTGGTGTACCCCCTCCACCTGCTGTTTGTGGTGTTTTAGTAGATGTTATAGCTTTAACATTTGCCATACCTGCTACTGTCGCTGCTGCCGCTGCTGCAAAACCTAATGCGGGACCAACAACAGGAATTTTAGCAAGTGAAGCATAACTATCTTGTGCGCCCTGATAAGTAGATATTAAAGCACTTGCGACCGCTGCTGCCTTACCTGCTGCTGTTTCCTTACCTAAATTAGCTGATAAACCTGCTAAACCTTGTTGAGCATAAGCAAGTTTTTGGTCTTGTGTCATTTTAGCCCAAGTAATCTCATTATCAGCAGCTTGTTCGTTTAAACCGTTTATTTTGCCATCAAAGTCTTTTTTAAGAGCAATAAGCATTTCATTCTTTTGTGCTTCGTCTGTTATCTCTCGCTCTATGAGTAGCTTTTTAGCATCATAGTCTTGTTGTAACTCTAGCCTTTCTATCTCACGTTCTGACTTACCTATAAGTGCTAATTCGTTTTGTAAGTCTGTTTGTTCTCTTAATAGTGAATTAGTGTTTGTTTGTTGCTCACTTCTAAAGCCTGTTATTTGCGCCTCAATACCTGCCTGTTCGTTAAGTGCTTCTTGGTAGGCTATTTGCAAATCTATATTCTCTTTGTTTTTAGCTAGTTCTGCTTCTGCTTGTTTTACTCTTGCATTAGCATTAGCCATCATAGTTTTTTCCTGTTCGTCTAGGAGTTTGCCTAATTCCTCATTAGCTTTTATACGTTCTTCGAAACTCTTACTTTCGTCATCTCTTGTTTGGCGCAATTGTTCAGCTTGTCTGTCGTATTTTTCAATTAGCCCCTGATTAGCTGCTTCTGCAAGTCTAGCTGTTTTTTCTAGTTCTACATTTGCTGCTGCAGCTTTGCCTGTTTCTGTAACATATTTAGTAGTTGCTTTTACTGCCTTTGTTACACCATCCGCAACCTTGTCAAAAGTACCCTCTACACCTGTGTATATCTCGATATATTCCTTACCTGCATTTTTTACATCATCTAATGCACCTGCAAAATCCCCTGCAAATACTTTTTTAACAGCACTAGCAATAAATCCTAGAGTATCTAAAAAACTTTCAAACCTTTCTATGATATTCTCCTTGACTAAATTGCCAAACGTTTTAAGAGAACCAATAGGGTCTTCAAATATAGCTTTAAAAAAATCTGTTACTACACTAGAGTTGCTTATAACAAAATTGGCGAAGTCATTAAACGCAATAGATATAAACTCAAAGGCTGTATTAAACGCATCTGCTACTACTTGGTTTTGTTCAAATATTTCTTTTAGTTTAGCAAAGGCAGCAATAGCTAATCCAATACCTGCTGCTTTTAGGGCATTACCAATACCTCTTACACCTTTAGCCGTATCTTTAGATGCGCTTTCAACTCCCTTTAAGCCTTCTTCTGTTTGCTTATTACCTTTAGCTACTTCTTTATTTAAATCTCCAACCTCTTGGGATAAATCCTGTATGCCTTTTAAGGCTTTGTCAGTTTTTGCTTCTAGGTCTATAATTATTTTTTCTGCCATTTCGCTTCTCTTTTAATTTTTTTACCTGCACCCATTAACCCACTAGGCAAATGATACTTACCCTGTGCTATACGGATATTCTCTGTTTCTCCTTTTGCTAATTCTAATAAGTCTAGTATATTCTTAATCATAGCTTGTTTAATAGTTCTAAATCACTTTTGCCTGTTAGCAGGTTTGTGTTTACGCTGTTTATAATATACTCCCTGCCATTTATAATAAACACAGCATTAAGTTGATAGTTTAATAATATCCTTAATGGCAAAAATGCTTTTACTTTTACTAATCTTCTTTTAGCATTGAAAGTATCTACAATATAATTCTTATAATAGTTCTCAAATAAGCTATCATCTTCTGCTAGTCCTGTGTACTCGTCTATCTCTGTTCCAAAACTTAAAGATTGACTTGTGCCGTATGTATTAGATGGTCTATTATATGTAGGCAACCCTGCTGCTGTGCCTGTACTTGTACCATTGTAAAAACTTAAATAATGCCCTGTTGTTAAAGTTTCGTTTGTTATATTTAAAATAAGAGGGTCTATATTAATAGGGTTTTGGTCTTTGTCAGTACAGTAGCCGTATTGCATTAAACTTTGAGTGCCGTCATCTAAATCATTAAGCCTTTCATAAATCATTTTGCCAAAAGGTAACTGCACTACATATTTGCCACCTCTATTAGTTGTTTGTACATCAGCGTTTTCTGCTGTTGTGCTTTCTAGGTCTGCGAAAACTTTGTTGTTAATCTCGCTAAAGTTTATACCTAAAAATGTGTTTGGTTTTTTAAATCTAAATGCTATCTCTTGATAAGGTATTGCAAAATTCACATTACTTTCATTCACGTCTATAAATTCGCTTACATCATAAGAATTACCTGCGTTATAAAAATTATCTAATGTCATTACCTTAATCTTACCATCGTCTTGTACGAAAGCTGTTAGGTTAAACATCTTAAATAGCCCTGTGAGAAAATCTATTACTTTTAAATCAGGCATTTGGTCTGATACTACTATATTACTAACAGCACCATTAGGCTCTATTGCGTTACCTGTAATTTGTGTGCGAAATGTTGAAAGACTACCACTTTGAAAGATTTGGTACTTGAAGTCAATTGTAGGTGTGAATGTTATAGCAGGGTCTTCGCTTGTTACCCTATATCTTATTTTTCTTATTTGACCATAAACATTATTTGTACCTACAAACACATTACTTAATGTAAGTGTTCCTGTTCCTGTCGTTGATGCTACTGTAAATGGAGTACTTGTAACATCTTCAATAATCATTGTATATTGTGATGTGCTTGTTAGCGTAAAAGTTGTATAGTATTGGTACGATGTATCACTCGGAAAAAAAGCTGCTTGTGGTCTTATAGTCCAAACTCCTGAATTTATCCTAGAATATGGAGAGAAAGCAGGGGTAGTACCTTGTAATTCGGGTGACCATTCATTAGGACTTGCGCTTGAAAAATCAAAGTCTGTAAATGGCATATATACAACTGCTGTACCTGTTACGTTTAAACCTAGCGCACCTTTTACTCTACTTAACCACAAATATAAAGTACCCCATAAAGGGTTGTTTGTTTCATCAAAGAAGTCATCACTTGCTCCACTTGTAAAAGTCAATCCTGTAAAGTTTTCTATTTCATCTACAATAGTACTTAATTTTATAGCAGGTTTTAAGTCATTGTATCTTATACCGTGATTGTGTGAACCACCTCCACCACCACCTGTATCATAATGTAAATTACGGTCATTAGCAATATGCGTACCACTATCAAAGAATAATCTTTCTGTGTGTGATATTAAAGGGTAGCGTATTGCTCCACTTGCCAAACTACTTTGTAATCCTGTTTTGACAGTTGATACTCCGTACTCGTGGTCATAAGTAGTAACTCCCTGAAATACTGTACTTAATTTAGTTTCTTTTAGTTTTGTTTTTAAATCTACTGTTTCTCCAAAGAATGTAATTTTGTAAGAGTGTGCTTTATTGTTTTTTAAAGTAACACCATCAAGCCCTATAAAACCTTTTCTAAATGGCAGGTTGTTTAGTTCTATAATTCCTGAAACTAAATCATTGGCATTAAAAGAAAATGCTATATCAATATCATAATTATAATAATGCTTAAATATTTTATTATTAGTCTTACTTGCAGGAACATTAAAAGATTGACTAAATGCCGTAAAAATAGAGCCTATATCTTTTACGTTTTGGATGCTGTCAGTTATTGTAACGCTTTCATCCTTAAACAGTTCAACCCTTTGACCTTCTATGTATAATTGTATAACCACTATCTTACTGTGTTTATCTTGTCAAACGCATAATCAAACTCTATTGTATATTGTACAAGTCTATCATTAAGGCTTGTCTTATATGTTAGATTACTTGTTTTAGGTATAACAGGATATACGGTATCACTATCGGTAGGCATCAACCATACTTGTTCACTCAACATAAGCTCTTTCATAACATCATTGTAATCTTCTGATAGATAGCCTGTATTAAGCGTAATGCTTTCTTTACCTAATTTATTGTACTGTGTTATTTGGTGTTTGTTAGCATCGTATATATTACCAACCTTTGCTACAAGAGGTATGCTACTATCAATAGTTGTCTTAAATGTATTAGCCTTGTATGTTTCGCCTGTTGTTGTGATGCTCTCTGTTGATTTTAAGCTAAAGAATAAATCTTGCAACACACCAAACTTGTTTACAAACACTACTTTGTATGGCTTGTATTTAGAACAAGGCTCTGTGATTATTTTTAGTATTTCAGTTTTTTCCCCATCGCTAACATATATCTCATCGACCTCTCCTACGTTTTCTAACCCAAAAAACTCTTCAAGTCTTGGGGATGTTTCTAATATACCAGACCTTCTTGTATAAGGGTTTATAATTGAATTAGTAATTTTAACTCTTTGTGCATAAGTGTCATAATTGCTAAAGCCAACATTAAAGTAAACAACCTGTTCATCGCTTTCATCAGATGGTGTAAAGGTTTGCGATTTAACTGTTTCCCCATTTAATCTAAATACCGCAGAAACCGCCTTATCTGTGTCAATAGGTACTCTTACATTGTGGTCTTGTAACCTATATATTTTTTTATTACTTTGTAAGTATGGTTGTGATAATTGTGGGTTTCTTAAATCTTCAAAATAACCATAACCATCATAAGCTATGTGGTCTTCTTCTAAAAATATAATACCTGCGGTGTAATTAAATACACCTCCAAATATATCATCATCAACAGAAATAGTTGTACTATCAGTCCAACCTGTAATTTCTGTGAGTTCCCCTGTGCTTTCTTTTCTTACGTATTTGCCTACTATTGTTCTTGAGAAATTTGCGCTACTATCTTGCAACTCAAATGCTCCTGCTGCTTGACTTGTTCCTGTTACAATAGCATCAGTTGCATAAAAAAACTGTTCTGCTCTTACCCATTTATTGTAGTTGTTGTAGTTTCCGTCAAAATTAACATCAATGTAATCTCTTACGAGTTCAGATATTTCGAAGCTAATTCCTTTATAAGAAAAACCTGATATATCGTAATTAATACCGTTTGTTTTTGAAAGAGTATATTTTGGAGTACCCTTGTCTGTTTCCTTTGTTCCATCATATACATAAAGGTCTAAATCCGCCTGATAAAGGGTTGAATTAAACTCTGTTTGTGTAAAGAAAGGACTTCTTACGTTTATTTTAGTTGCCACTTGTTGCTGATGTTAAAAATTCTTCTAAATCTAATTTATACGCATCTACTAACTCTTTTGGTAGTTTGTCAAATGCCTGTTCGAAACTCTTTGTAAAGAAATTGCTTGGTTTTATACCTTTTCTAAATATACTTCTAGCCATTAGATACTGTAAACTCTTTCTCTTTATAAATTGCCCTTGTTCGTTTCTTACTCCTTTAATACCTTTTCTCACTAGCCACTTGTCTAATGCTTGTGGTGGAGGCATCTTGTCTTTATAACTAAATGGTGTGTTGTATTTCTTTTTAGTACCACTTACACCCTTGTCCTGATAAATACCATACTCCTCCATAAAGAAGTTTAGTATAAACGCATTTGCAGACGTTTTAAGGTCGTATTTAAGGCTGTTGTATAATTCCTTACTACTATTCTTTTTACCTTTAGTTAGTCGTGTCCTAGATTGTTGTATAACCCTCTTGGCAAACCCTCTTAATATATCCTCTGTATTGTCTAGCATAGGTATATGTCATTAGGTATGGTTATGTCAAAGGTTGTACTCCACCCTGCTAATTCGTTTTCAAATCTGTCATAGAACGGCTCACAGCTAGGGTCGCTATCAAGTGAGTACACATCGCTAACGTCTGCTTGTCTTAACAATCCAAACAATCTATTTAAAACTGCTAGTTGTGTGTTGAGTACATCCTGCTCGTTGTTGTTGCCTATAAATATATCTGTTGTTTCTTCTTTGCTAAAGTCTACAACATCCATAGCTAGGACTGTGATGTTAAATCTAATTACTTGTTCTTGTATGGTTGCGCTGTTTATGATAACGTGAGATAATGGGAATATAGTTTGCTTGGATAAGTCTATCTCTGTTAAATCTCCTGTTGTAACCGTATTGACATTTTCATCCAATAGTAGTTGGTCTTTTATAGTTTGCGTGATTAGGTAAAAACCTCTTACTGCTGTATTAGCCATTTCGTTTAATTCTTTTTGCTTCTAATTCGTTTTTCTCTTTCATAAACTCTAATGCATATAAACATTCGTGCATATTTAGTTTAGTGATATTTTCAAATCTTGTAACGTCGCCTTGAGCCAATCCGTATATTGATTGATACCAACCCCACTTTGCTCCAAAGTTTGCTTCTGTTGATAGGTCATTTCCTGATTGAGTGAATAATCCATCATAACCTGACACAATTCGCTCCCTAAATTGTAAAAAAAAACAATAGAACCTAATACAACTCCTAAAGGCATATGCTTGTACTCTAGGGCATCTTTAGCTTCGTATGGCTCTATGTTGTATAATTTGTCATAACTGCCCTGTACGGGTCTATAAAGGACTGCCATAGCTTTCTCTATGTTATCCCAATCCCCCAAGTATGTGTCTATGTCTATGTACTCGCCAAAAGACATATCGTCTAGGTTGGGTATAAAGCCGTATCGTTTGCCGTTTAGTTTAAACTCTCTTGTTAGTTCAGGAGTGTCCTCAAACATCTTTGTAAGGGTTGCTACTATTGTTTGTATGTCAGCAGCTTTTATGTTTCTTACAACTGTGTCAGGCACTTGGCAGAAGATACCCACCATTTTAAGTGCTACTTGGTTTTCAGTTAAGCCTTCAGGTAGTTTTAGATACTGTTGGTATTGACCAAGAGTTATCTCGTTTAGGCTTGTAGGCACGTTTAATTCATACTTCATATAAATATAACGTATATAAAGCAGGTTTTTAGGAAATAAAAAAAGGGCTATAAAAGCCCTCTATAAAATTGTTGTGTTCTGTGTAGTAATTCCCACACTATGTAGTCCTTGTCTTTAGGGTGTCTAGCTTTTACGCTTATCCCTATGTCTGTGTGTATGTGGGTTATTATAACCCCTGTGTGTAGTTTATGTAGTTTCATCTCTTACCGTTTTCATCAACCTGTCTGCTGTGCTTGTTTGTTCTATGATACTGATACGTTTCTTGCCATTCAGCTAAAGGTATAAACCTAACATTCTTGTCTATTTGTTTCTTGGTCTTTTTCATATCTCCATTTGTTGCTCCCATAGTACAGGTGTCCACTCCTCAAAGGTTTCATTCCAATATACCTCTTGCATAGTTTCCCCTGTATCTCTAAAGTGTTTGTTTCCTATTTCTACTATCATATCCCCAAGTAATGTTTAGACCAAACTAAAAATGTTAGTGTCAGAATAACCACTATAAAAAGTTTTAAATCTTTCATAACCCCATCCATTTATCAGCGTGAGCGCATAGTTGGCAAAACGTGCATACTAGTCCAAAAGCAGCTACGTATATTATTGTGTCAAATATAAAGTTTTCTATCTTACGCTTCATAAAAGTCGAGTATGAAGTTCCTTAAATCAACCCTTTCCCAATAGGTCATCCCTTTTAAGTCTTTTATTTCTGTTTGTACACATTCTTGCTTATATAAAAGTTTATTATAATCAAGTGTCATTTCTTTGCCATCTCTTTCAAGGTCTATAAGTTTCCAAAAAATTCTTTTTTCCTCTTTTTGTAAATCTTCTAGTTCTGTTATCATAATGTTTGTTTTATAGTGCTAATATATAAACAATATTTTAATTAACCAAATGTTTATAAAACTAATGTATGTAGTACTTACCAAAGTTAGGCTTACTTAATATAGAGTAGCAACTATATCTAGCTGCATCTAATGTGTGGTTGTGTAAATCTTCGGGTACGTTAGTTATTCTACCTGCTCTATCTTCTTTCCACTTATAGCTTCTAAACTCTTTTATCATATTCTCGCTGTCCTTTGTTACGTGGAGTTTGTATCTTTTAAGTAGGTCTATCCCTGCTAGTACAGAATTAGCACCCTTATAAGACTTCATCACCTTGTGTCCGTATCTACGCAACTGTTCTATTATTTCAGGTCTTGCGCTATCTGCATAAGTCATACCTAATACCTCTACTCCTTTTAGATATTGGTGTATGTCCTCTGTTGTCATCTTTGACCTGTATAGCATTTCTTTAAAGTATAGGTTGTGGTCTTTCTTGTATGTCGCAACAAGTGTAGTAGGGTCATTAAATCCAAAGTCCATCCCATAAGCCACAAGCTGTGCATCATCAGGTATGCTATCAATCTCCGTGTATTTGAATATAGTTGCTTTGCTAATTGCTCTTTGCCCAAGTCCATATATACGCCAATAGTTTTCGTCAGTGTCTTTTAGTAGTTCTATCTCGCTTCTTATGCTATCGTCTAGGAATGGATTGTCTAGGTAAGTAGTGTTGTATATTTCTACATCTTCTCTTTGCTCTAGCTTTTCCCATATCCAATGATACTCGTCAGAAGGGTTAAGGTCTCCTACTATCTTGTCTGTTGTTCTAAATACTAATTGCTGCCAATCTTCAAATGTCAGTTCATTCATCTCATTGGCGAAAAGTAAATCTCTTTTACGTCCTCTTACCTTTTGTGGTTGGTCTAATGATATAAACTCTATAAGGTTGCTGTCTAGCTTATACTCGTGGTTGCTCTTATTGTGGTGCTGTTCATCGTATAAGTCCATACGTTTGAGTATCTCTAGGAAGTCTCGCATCACAGTAGCACGTACAGCAGGGAATGTCTTACGGCATATAGTAATCGTTTTGTTTTCGTTGTGTTGGCAATAGTGTAGAATAATCCACAGTAGAACATTGTATGTCTTACCGCTCCTAGTTCCACCCACTTCTAATGTTATCTTCTTATTAGAGTTGGTTAGATGGTTGTATACTTTATTTACTTGTATTGTGGTCAATCACTTCTACCTTAAAACTCTTTTGTTTTGTGTCGTGCTTTATCTCACGCTTTGTACCGTTTAGCCTGTGTGCTTCTTCATCACTACTAATCATCTTCATAGCTGCTATTTGCAATACAGGTGCGGCTTCAGTTGTAATCCAATTATTAAGTAACGCTACTTTCTTAACAGTTCTATTTTCTTCTATTGCCTTTTTTATGCTGTTAAGTTCGTTAAGTTTATGCTCATAAAAAGTAGGCTTTGAACAGGGTAAATAAGCAACTACGTGTTCTATAAACATCAGCTTATGCTCTTTAATGGCTTCTAGTGATTTTCTTTCTAGTTCTTTAGTGTCGTACATAGTTAAGCGTATTAAGTTATTGTAAACCGCTTATAAGTATAACGTAATTAGTTTACTTTTTTAAAACACTAATTTATATATGCTGTTCCAAATAGCTATTGTCATAATTCCTATTACTATCCAAGCTAATACTTTTGTGTGGTTTATTTTCATAAGTTTATTATTATTTCAATCGCTCCACCTATTACTCCTATTGTTAGAAAGGCAGCCCATATAATTGCTATTATGTATATTGCTTTTTTCACAGTATTACTGTTTCAGAAGCATTGTATATAGTTGCTTGTTGGTTTCTAGGTCTTATATTGTTTCTGCGTGTTTCTTTTAACTCGTTTCTCAATTCGTCTATCTGACATTTTAGTTCAACTATCTTTTCTTCTAATACTCTGTTTTCGTACACCATTGTCTCAACAGTAGCAACAGTACCCTTTTTAGTGTACAAGTTATACACCCTATCGTATGCTTCTTTGAATGCAGGGTTATGGTCGTAATCCCAATCAAAGTTGTTTAGTGCGTGTATTACAGTTGCGTGTGTCTGCCCTAGTGTATCCCCAATAGACTTGTAACTCATTTTAGTAGTTAGGGTTAGTATCTTGTAGTATATCTTTCTAGCGAATACTATCTCTCTGTGTCTAGTGTTTATTGTTATGTCTTTTCCTGTTTGCCTCTCAATCAAAGTTTTTAGGTGTTGTATGTTCTCCCTGTTTCTTTGTGTAGTATTTAGTAAGAAGTTTTTGTATTTCATCTGTATAATAGTTTATTAGTTTCTCGTTTGTGTTTTTGTATGCCCACTCTAATTGTCCTTTAAAGTAGGCATAACTTTTTATTAGTGTAGTCTTACGCATCTTTAAATACTTTGCGTTGATTTATTAAATAATACGTTGTGTCGTAACTTAAATTAAACTTTCTTGATAGTTTAGCATAGCTTTTTAACACTTTGTATTCTTCTTTTAATTTATCAACAAGTTCTTTAGGGTGCTTAATCCTTTTGTAAGATGATTGCAATGCATTTAATTGTCTTTGTTTTAAAGGTATATCTTTAAGGTTGTCTACTTGTGTACCTGTTAATATATTACTAAAAGAATTGTCTAAAGAATTACCATTTAAATGTCTAACCACAATACCATCTTCATATAATTTATTGCCATATTTTTGGTATGCTTGTAATCTATGCGTTTTAATAACAACACCTTTACCGTTTATTATTATAGTAGTCTTTTCATATCCGTAATTATTTATAGAACCTATTTTTGTCCCTTTAGGGTTTAACAAGTCCCCACCTTTAGTAACTCTGTATCCTTTCTCGTATGCTATTTGTTCTCTATTCATAATTTAATGCATCTAATATAATCATTTCTTCTTTAACCTCTTGTAGCATTTCTAAAGCATCTTCATAATCTCCTAGCTTTATTGCTAGTTGTATGGTTTCCATATCGCTTATAAATCGTTTCATAATGTACCTCTTAATGTGTAACTATCTAGGTCTGCATCTTCTATAAAGAACATCTTGTATCTGTCTATTGCTTCAAGTGTTTTGCGTTCCCCCTCTAAATAGAAGTCCTCTGATACATCGTATATCGCTATGTCTAGTGTGCCTTTGTCTAAAGCTATAAACGTAAACTCTGTATAAGGTACGTTGAATAATTGGCAGTATATATAAACTTGTATATCATAGCCGTACTTTTTAGCTGAATAGGGGAATGCTCGTATGTCGGTTGTAGTTTTTAAATCTACTATACCCTGCTTACCTAATACATCTGCTTTGCCTCTAAATGGCATCATATCTATATTACCAATAGCAGGTACTTCTGTTTGACAATCAGTAATAAGTTGTAAGGCTTGTTCGTTCTTAAAGAAAGCATCTATTAATCTTTCGTTTTCGCTTTGCTCTTTTGCTGTAAAACATTCGCCATACTCCTCTACTGCTTCCTTAAACTTTTTAGCGTTTCTACTTTGTACGTCTATGAATTTTATCTCGCTATATTTTTCAGGCTCTAGTATAGCTGTGTGGAATAAATGCCCCGCACGTAAAGCAGGAGAAGTTTCGTTCTTACTGTACTTTGTAATGTAGTGATATTTCTTTGGGCTTGTCTGTAACAATTTAATACTACTGCTACTTAATGCGTGTTTACCTAAATGACCATAGTAAAAGCTGTCATCATCCATTTTAGATAGTAACTCTTGCCTATCCCACTTCTCTCCGTTTAGTAATGTTATCATAATCTATATGTTTGTTATAATGTTTTCTCTTGTAGTTTCTCGTATAGTTCTTTGTAATCGTCTGCAAGGTCTTTATACTTATCTCGCTTCTCTCTTAATCTGTTTATGATTGCATTGGCTTCTTTTATTTGCATCTCACAAGCTGTTGCATAAATATAGGAGTTTGTCAAATACTCTGTAACGTGTTTCAGTTCTTTGTTGTCAGGGCTTTTCTCTAACCACTTCTGTATAATGTGTGAAGCTGCTGTAAAATCTCCTTGAAATTTAAGTTTTAGTAGTTCCCTGTTCATCCTTGTTTTTTAGCTGTTCTACTACTTGTTCTAGTATCATATATATTTTAACTATATGCTGTTCTAGTTCTTGTATTCTTGCTGATTGACTTGCTCGTTTCTTATTCATTCTTTTCGTCTAGGTAATCGTTTGCATCTATGCTTAAAGGATGGTCATCATCCATAGCAATATTGTATGTAGTTCTTACACCTACACCTCTGAAATAGTCTATGCGTTCTTTATAACTCATAGCAATAAAATCTTTATTATTCATATATGTTTGTTATTATAGCTTGTTTCTCTTGTAACAAATATACACTTTTTTTTCTTTTGCTCGTTTCCCACATTGTAGTTTTAGGACAATACAGTTCTTCAGGCTTTAAATCCTTTAGGTCATTTAGCCAAAACATATAGTTTCCTTTAGGGTCATTTACAAAGTAAAACTTCTGAATATCGCTATCCATCTTCATAAGGTTGTTGTACTTACCAACCTCTAGTATTTTGGTTTCATAGTACTTATCTCTAAACTTCATCTCAATAACACACTTTAATCCTTTAGGAGTAATACCCTGCGCATCGTATGGTAGAGAAGTTTCGCCTGTGTGTACCAATCTCCATCCATCTAGGTTAAGAGCAGTAACTAGGGCTTTCTCAAAGCTATGTATTAAGTCTAGTTTCATATATCCTTGTTATTTGTGCTATCCATTCTTTTATACGTTTTGGGCTGCACGTACAAGGCTCGTGGTAAGGGTGTGCAAATAAATCAGCGTGTATCTCACATATTAATTTATATTGTTCTATTTTAAAATCACTATCGTTTTTTACTTTTAAATAGTTTTCCCATCTTACAATCTGTTCTTCGCTAAACTTTCCTTTTGGCATATTATTTATTTAGGTTTATTGAATTCCACTTCTTTCTACGTTCATCGCACCCACATTGAGGATATATCTTTTTGTAAACATATCTTATCCCTGTGTACTTGGTTATGTAATATACTAAATCTCCTAATCCCATAATGTATTTATATTATTTAACTGTGTATTTTTTATTTCGTATGTAGGTGCTTTTAATTTAAAAGTGCTTCCGTCAGTTCTTTCCCTTACAGTACCTTCTTCAAATATATCAGCACGTTTTAAAAGCTGCTCTTTAGTAACCCAACCACATACTGTTAAATCATAATTTATTTTATTTAATGAGCAAAATATATAAGCATCACAATTGAAATGCTTTTGATAAGCTATAAAATTATTCACATAATAAGGTTTTGGATAAACTTTTCTGCCCATAGTTTTTACATCTATTCTTTTGCCTTTGTAAATAAAATCAAATCCACCATCAAAATTACTTTGTAACTTATAATCAATGCCTAAATGTTTTTTTATAATTACCTCACCTAACAATCCTACATATTGTTCTGTTTTATTACCATTAGCTTTATATCTATGCCCTATATTGTTGTGCTGAACAAAATTCCAAACATCTAGTTTTATATCGTTAGGCACTTTTAATATCACAACTTATCTTTTATTTTGCGTTTAACTTTCTGATAAGTGTTGTAAAGGCTTCTATACTCTATGTTGGTTTCCCTAGATAGTGCAGATATATTGTTAGTGTCCTGTACAAGTTCAAATACCTTTTTGTCGTACCAATGCATCTCATTTAGTGCTTGGTTTACTTTGTCAAAGGCTTCTTCAAATATCTTCTCATCTTCCAACTCTACCTTTGTCTTTTCTTCTATTAAGTGTTTTATGTAATCGTCTGTTAGGTCTACAACTTGTGTACGCTGCTCCTTACGGCATAAATCTAAAAACATACTACGAAGCACCTTATAAATATAAAAGTCGTTTATATCGTCTTTATACGAGATATCTATTCCGTTCTGTATAAGCACTAGGAGTTTAAGATACATCTCTTGTACCAAGTCCTCTGATGTGTCAGGATTGCACCCCCAACTACGGCAGTAGCTTATCCATTTATTGTGTTTGCTTGTTAGTATGTCGGTTATCAATGTGGTTGTTTAATTTTGGTTATAACAGTTCTATTTGCTCACGTTTAGGATATTGTATAGGGTTCTTACCCTCTATGTTAAAGCCTACGTTATTTAATACGCTTTCTAGTCTGATAGGGTCTTCCATTGGTGTAGGTCTACCACCTGTGTCTACGTCTTTAATCTTCTTAATGTGCAAGTGTGAATACATCCAATCAGCAGGGTGGTATATGTATCTGTGTATCACTAAAAAGTTATCACACCTATTAACAAACTTACCCCCACCTTCAACTGATGCTGCACTAGGTGGAATAGGGTGTCCTTCGTAAAAGTGTCCTTTATGGTGTCTTTCCCTTAAACTTTGTGTAGCAGCGTGTGTACACACCCAAGTACTTATGTTATTCTCTTTGCAGAATATTCGTATCTCGCTTGTTGCTTGGTAATCGTACTCGTGTCCTGATATACCCTTTAGTACATCTTTGTCTTTGTTTAGTGAGTTGTAAGGGTCTAATAAAAACCCCTGATAATCCCAGGCTTTCTTTACGTGCTGTGCTAAATCTAGTAGTGATTTGTAAGTGTATAGCTTTGAACCATCAATAAATTTAAAGTGTTCGTTAATCCACTTTACTTGCTCCTTGTAGTGTGTTTCCTCTATTTTGTTTATTGGTTTGCCTTCTCTAAATTCTACAATTTTTCTTATAATAGAATAAGGCTCATTCTCACTACTAAACACAAGCCATTTAATGCCGTGCTTCATAGCGTATAGTGTCATTAGGTACAGGACTAGAGATGTTTTCCCTACGTTTGCGTGTCCTAGTATGATATTAAAATCCCCATACTTAAACCTAAAGTGTTCATCAAGTCTTGGAATACCAAGCCTTAACCCTGTTTTAAGAGTTCCTGCTCGGTATTCGTCTAACTTCTTTATGTGATTGTCTAGCTGTATAAGCATTAGAAAGGCAAGTCTGCTTCTCGGTCAGGAGAATGTTGTGCTGTTGTTACTTCCTTTGACTTCTGTACTTCATAAGTGTTTAGCATTGAGTACAATCCTTTCTCACTTTTAGCTATCGTAATTGGAATAGAACCACGTTCATTGACGTTTGCTCTATTTTGGTTAATCCAATTTATCATCTCGTCTGCATTTATTTTAATGTCGCAAACTATCCATTCCTGTTTGTTGTCGAATATTCTCAATCCGTCTACCCAAGTTTTAGTCATAATATTTATTTTTATCCGTTAAACACGTAGTTCTCAAATGTACGTGCTAAATTAATTATTTCAGTTGTATTTATTTCTTTTCCTGCATACAAGTCAGTTGCTCTATTTAAACTGCTTTGTCTTATAATGTATTTTTGTACATCGTCTTTAGGATTAGAATAGTTGTTTTTAGGAGCAGGTGGTACGCTGCTTTTCTTGCCAAGTATTTTAGCCTTGTTTTTATTTTGGTCTAAATCATACTCAACCTCATCCCCTTCACTAAATGTCAATTCTTTAGGAGAATAAACATTAGGGTTATGTCCGTTAGCGAATGTTACTGTATATTTATTCATAGTAACTCCGTCAGGTAGTTTAAAACTTTCGCCTTTTACTACTGTATTTACTTTACTCGTATATTTCATTTGTCATTATTTGTTGTGTAAGTATCTCTATTTTTGCTTCAAGCTCCTCTACTTTTTTTCGAAGTGCTTCGGCTTCTGCTTCTCGCAGCCGTAATAAATCCTCATTATATGTCATATGCCAAAGCTACAAAAAATATTTTAATAAAAAAGGGTCAGTAATAAAACCAACCCCTTTTTGAACAAACATATAGAGAAACTAACCTACAAGCGCAGGTTATACTTTAAACTTTTCAATCAACTCATTTAGGTCATCATTTGACAATTTAACTAAACCTCTAGCTTTTTGTTGTAACTTTTCTGCTGTGCCTTCTCCATACTCTTTGTCCAAATTAAGCCCAAAGGTGTACTGTTCTCCTTGACCAAATAAATTGCATTTAGGACATTGTACCTGTACGTTTACCTCATCCCATCTAGTTGCATAGTGTTTACGGCTCATAAAGTGTCCTGCGTGTAATCTACTTACGTCATCTATCTTACCACAAGTGAAACATTCAGCTTTGCCATTGTTTGCATATCTATTGCGGATGTATAGGCTGAACACACTATCTAGCTTCTTAACTATTTTGCTTCTAGTCATTTATCCATAGCTTGTAATAAAGACTTACCAATAGGTTCATTGATACCCTGTATTGCTTTATATATTTTTCTTGACATACGCTTTACTTCTTGCTTCTCGGTCTTTGTACTATCGCTCCCAAGATTTGTATATAGGTTGCAATCTAATTCTAGTAGCTTGTCTATCTTCTGATTGTCTGTTGTTTGTTCTGCTAATATGTTTTCTATCATATGCCAAAGATAAGCCTACTTCTAAACATCTAAAAATATAGTTTTTAACACATATATACTAACTGCTATATAGTAGTTTTTATTTATAGTTATATGCTATATATAGTAGATGTTATATAGTAGTTATATGTTATATACTTGTTAATACTATATATCAATATCATATATAGCTATATATAGTTATATATATATATATATTACTTACGAATTTTATTGTATTTTTCAAAACCTCTGCTACCAAAATATGCAACATAAACAGTAACAAGAAGTGTTTTAAGAAGTTCTACCCATTCACTACCTACTTTAAAAGGGCTATCGCTACTATCTAAAATAACAAACAAAGTAGTCATAAATGTTAAGTAAAGTAGTGTTAATGGTCTTGTGTTTTTGGATAACCAACTGTCAGAAGTCATATCACTATTCCATCTTTCAGTAACCTGCTCCATTTCTAGTATATCCATTTTAAGCAGTTCTAACGCCTTTTCTTTTTCAAATGGGGATAAACTATTGTCTTTAGCTATTAAGTTCTTTAAAACACCTAAAAAGCCCTTGTCAGGCAATGTATTGGCTAAATTCTTAAACAGACCTTTCTCGCCTATTAGAAACTTACCTACTTTAGTATCTTTAAATGGTTTGCTCATAAGTTCTAAATTGTAACTGCATAAAAAACAAATATATGTTTAGTTCATTAAATGGGTAGTCTTCATTTTTAGGATAGTAAGATATACCAAATATAAACGAAGTAGGGAATAAAGATATGATTGCTATGCTCAATATGTCCAAATTACACCTTGTGTCTTGTCAGGGTCTATATCAGCGTGTATAAAAGTATTTGCAACTCCTATCCTGCTAAACCCTACGTCTAAAAGGCAGTTAATTAAATCAAATCTGTCTTGGCTTTTGTTACAAGCTATGTCTACTGCAAGTCCTTTGAGATGGCTGCTTGTTTCTGCTCCTCCTACTTTTTCATTGTGTGCAGGTGTTCTAAATCCACTATTAATGTGTATGGGTTTGTCAAACTTATCTCTCACTTCGTCTAGCATCTCAAGCAAGGTCTTATCCATTAGCTGACCACTACCTTGAACATCAGGGCTGTCAAACTCGCTATAATTAAAGTATTTTAACATAAACCGCAATGCATACAAATATCACACATTATTTCTTCTTTTTTAACTCGTACCACTTTTGGGCTGTGTAGCCAATAGTAACCAACAATAAAAGTATCTTTAGACTATCTTCTAATATATCCATTGTACTAACTGTAATAGCTGATAAGTTGATTGCGTAAAGTTTAAACGAGTTTAAGTCCATAACTAGTTACTATAAGACCAACCTGCGAAAGTGTGGACGCCGTTACCTTCTTCTATTTCTATTTCTTTAGACACCCAACCGTAAGGGTAGTCAATCTCTGTTACCGCAGGAGTAATTACGTTACCTTCTTCATCAAGTACAGCAGCTTCTGTTTCTTCTGTAATCTCTGAAGCTTTCCATAGTACATCAACAGAATACTTGTCAGCAAGTACAGGCGCAGTTAGTTCTTCGCCTTCTTCGTCATAAGTACCTTGTTCTACTACTACGTTTCCTAGCTTAACAACCGTATGGCTGTGCGAAGGGTGTTCGTTGCCTTCCTCATCTTCTGTATGTGGTAAAGCAGCTATTCTTGTTTCTGCCAAATCTTGAGATGGATATTCATATTTTTTGAAAATGTATTTGCTCATAAGTAATTGATTTTATATTTATTGTTACTATTTTTTATATTTTTTAATGCTGTTACGTATGCTATTCCTAATTCTTCAGAGCATTCTTTTAACGTGTAAAACTCCTTGTTTAATATACCGCAATAAACGGGTTTACCTCTCCTTGAATTTTTACCTGTCAATCCTGTTAATGCCTTTGCTAATTTTTCTCTGTGTTCTAATGATTTTATTTTTCCCTTATGAGCATCTGATATTTTTTTCTTATGCTCTTCACTAAACTTCTTGCCTTTCGACCAAGACGAACTTCCGCTATTAGCTAAACCTATTTTGCGCTTGGTTTCAGCTTTGTGTTTAAACCCTGAAGTGCCGTCTCCACCAACAGTTAAATTGGTAAGGTTATCTAACCCAATAGCTTCTATAAGTTCTATTTCCAAATTTAACGCTTCTTGCTCTGTCATATTATCCTTAAAGATAGTAACGTTATAACCATATTTATCTACCACTCTTCTCCAATGGGGATTTCTACTCCATTTTTGAGTTGCTCTATATCCCTTGCCTTTTCCGACATAGAATATCTGACCATTTGGTTTTTTATGTAGATAAACGTAAAACATACTACTTCTTAAATATATATTTCATTGTATTAAATTAACTTGTTAATGCTTGTAATTCGCTATCGCTTAATGCTGTGTTATAAACTTTTATGTCTTTTACTTTTCCTAAAAATGGGTTTGCAGAACTAACAGGATAAGCAAACTGAAATTCATCTAAACCACTCATAGATGTTGCTATAAATGAACCCTCTATTGTTTTACTAACTCCATTTATATAAACTTTATAATCACTTGCGCTCGTGCCATATTGTATGGCTAAATTGATATTTTCAGTAAGGTCAGCAGAAGCATCTCTATATATCATTTGAGCAGTAGAAGTGCCACCATTATATAATCTTAATTCGCCAGTGCTTCTGTATTGTATCATTAATGCGTTTGTAAAAGAACCATCACTTAATGAAATATATCCTGTTGGGTCATCTCCGTCAGATAAACCTTGTATATTAGCATACAATACACCCTCACTATCATTAAATACATTTGAGTTACCTGCATTATTACAAACATCCGCACTCCTTGTTACACCCCCAGATTGTCCTGATGTTGGTATATACGAAGTGGCGTAGCTTCCATTTTCAGCTTGTGAGCCATAAATTAAAATATCAGCACTATCAGAAGTTCCATAGCCACCCCTTAAAATTAATTGAAAAATAACGATATTAATTTCGTTGTTTAATTCAAATCTTTGCCATTCAGGTGTTACACTACAAACTATATAATTACTTGACCTTAACGCAACACTATAAGTATTACTGTCGTTACTTTTTATCCATATAGATGAACTTGCAGTAGATATATTAGAAAAAGTGTCCTGAAAAGCAGAAAAATCACTTGAAGTAGTACCACTTCCTTTGCTTATTTGTAATCTTGATGCGTTTTGACTACCATCAGGCGAAATTGCATAATTTCCTGTTACTGTTGCTGCACTTCCTGTGCCACTTGATACCGAAGTCCAACGTGCGTTTGTGAAATCATTTGAATATGGTAAGCTATTCGTTCTACTCGGCTCTAATAACAAATGCCCATTAGTGTTGTTAAAAAAGTCAATACGTGGCTCTTCTGTGCCTACTGTTTCTATTAAACCATCTTTGTTTACAACAGTTGCTGTTGATGCCCTGTCAAAAGTAAAAGGTAGTGGCTTAAAATTACCGTTCTCGTCATTATAGGCAAGAGCAGTTTCTTTTCCTACTGCCCATTCTCCGTTACCAAACTGAAATGTCTTGCTCATTACTTAATTGTTAAATTTAATTCGTTAGCCATATTTGTAAATGATGTGTAGCTTGTTAGTGCTTCAAGTTCGGCATCTGTTAAAACCGCATCGTAGTAGCCAATTTCTTTTGTTTTTCCGTAGAAGTCAGCTGCCCCTGCGCCATTATCAAGTGATAGTTGAGAAATACCGCTTATTGTAAAAGATGTCGGAGATGTGTAAACTTCAAATCCGTTAATCCACATAGCAAATAAACCGCTTTTATATTTAACAGCTACTTTATTTTGTAGCGTTATATCGCTTACTGTTACGCTTGTAGAAGAATTTATAGACGAACCAACAAAGGTATAAATCACATTTGAAGATGTTCTATATCCAAAACCAACGTTATTTGTTACTCCACCATCACTTATAGATAAAACACTAAAAGTTAAGTAATCAGCCAAAGCTGCTATGTTAGCAAACAACACTCCTTCGCTGTCATTAAATACCTGCTCGTTTCCTGCTCCGTTAGCTACGTCTGCTGCTCTTGTAACACCCCCAGATTGTCCTGAAGTGGGAATGTAACTTGTGGCATAGCTTCCTACTTCAAGCTGTGAATATTGTATGTAAATAGAATTACCAGATGTAACATCAATAGAACCGTTAGCATCAACAACAAGAAATCTTATTTGAGTATTTGTATCATTATAAGTAAAAGAACATCTATACCACCCTTCGCCAACATTTTTAATATTAGCATCAATTACTCCTGAATTTGTATCGCCCACAATTCCTTTTGATAAATCAAAATAAGCAAGTGCATTAGTGCCACTAACAATAGTATTTATTGCTAAAAAATTAGATGTATTTGCTTTTGCATATATGCTTATGTATTGAACTCCTGAACCTGAAACATTTTGATTTATTCGACAATTAGATGTACTCGATGCGGTAAGAAGCCAAGCATCTGTACTTCCACCAACACCTGTCTGACCACTTGTTACAGTTGCATTTGATGTTGTCCAAGTAGTATCGAATTGATTGGATTGTAGTAAACTGTTAGTCCTACTCGGTTCTAAAAGCGCAACACCATTTGAACTGTCTGTGTAGTCAATTCTTAATTTATCCTGTCCTACGACTTCTATTAACCCTTGTTTGTTTACCCTTGTGGCAATACTATCCCTTGTTACGCTGAAAGGTGTCGGTTTATAGTTATCGTTTTGGTCGTTATACGCCATAGACGAACCTGTCTTGGTTGCCCATATACCTGCTCCGTAGTTAAATGTCTTTGCCATTATTCTATTGTATAAAGTTGTTCTGTTGCCATTTCGTTAAAGCTATCCCAAGATGTTAAATCTTCCAATTCTGTGTCGCTTAATGCTTCGTTAAAAGTCATTAGTTGTTTTGTGTTTCCGTAGAAGTCAGAACCGCCTCCACCATCATCAAATGCTAATTCTGATAATCCAACAGGCATAATGCTACTTGTGTCTGTGCTACCAACCTGAAAACCATTCACAAAGAATTTAGTAGATGTAGCAGAGTATTTTAAGGCAAGTTTATTATTGTGAGTATAATCCAATCCGCTTGTTATTATATTTGCTTGTTCGCCACTTGAATAAACGTATGCCCTGATATTACCTGATATGTCAAAGTAAAATAAAACTCTATTGGTATAACTACTATCACTTATAGCAACACCACCATCTACACTTGTGGTGTCTTTTGCAATTTCAGCATACAAAACCCCTTCACTATCGTTAAAGGTTGCTTCTGCGCCATTGGCTGCATCTGCTGAACGAGTTACACCACCTACTTCTCCGTTTGTTGGTATGTAGGATGTTGGATAGTCCTCTTCTATTTGTGCGCCCCAAATGTAAATTCCACTTGTTCCATCTCCATTGTAGGTGTAATTATCTGATGTAGTAGTAAATCCATCTGCAATAGGTTGAATGTTTGGTGCAACTGATGATGTTGCTGTAAAAACTGCATTAATTTTATACCATCCGTTACTAAAATCTTTAACAGAAAGACTTATAAATCCTTGCTGACTAACAACAGAACCATTTAAAAGATTAATGACAGCCATAGGTTGAGAACTATATCCACCACCACCAATTCGTATTGCTGTCTTTGTATATTCTTCGGCTTTAGCAAAAAATGAATAACAATAAGATGTGCCAGACGATGTTGATGATGAAAGTGAAATAAATGCAGAGTGCGAACTATTTATTGCGGTAGCAATTATCTTATCAGCATTTAAACTACCATCTGGACTTACAGCACTATTTGCTACAACAGTAGTATTATCTAAAGTCCAACCACTATTAGAAAAATCTTCTGAATAAGGTATCAAATTAGTCCTACTAGGCTCTAAAAGTAAATGTGGACAATCCTGTACAACACCGTCTAATAAAGGGTAGTTAAGTCTTGGTACTCCTATTGCTACGGTTTCTATAAGTCCGTCTTTGTTTACTCGTGTCCCAGTTGAACCTCTTGAAAAATCGAAATCCCCATCAGCGTTATTAGGCAGTACATTGTATAATGTGCCACTTCTATATCCGCTTGGGATATGTACTAAACTTGCCTTGTCGTAAATACTCATTGTACTGAATTATTAAATGTTTCTACTAAACAGGCTTGCGCTTCCATAGTACCACCTGCGTCATCTACTCTTTTGTATAAATCATTTGCATCGCCTACAATACTAACAAATGCATATTGTCCTACCCAGCTTTCGTTATATATCGTTCCGAAGCCTATGTTGTTTATTACTTTTCCCCAACCTGTTGCCATTTATATACTTTTTTAGTTTTACTATATTTTTTTGTTTTGGTTTGTACATTCTCATAAAACCCACCCATTAAATAAACTGTCTTTATCAGGATAAACATCGTCATCCGAGTTATTGTTATATTCAGGGAATAAATTACTGTTAAAACTCATATGGTCTATAAATCTTGTTGTGTAATACTCCGCTAGGTTTCTTTCCTTTTGTACTAGGAAGTCCACCTCATCTTTACTAGGTGTTTCTCCGTTCTCGCTTGTGTGCTTAAATAACCCACCATTCTTTAACTGATAAGCTGAATAAGGCAAATACTCTACCATAGCAAAATGGATAAGCATTGGTGCAAGAAAATCATCTACTAGCGTTTGGTAATCGCCTGTTAGATTGTCCGCAATAATATCAGCTTGTAGCTTATCGTATAGTTTACTACCTGTGTAGTTTCTTACGTGTATCTCTTGTGCTATCTTGATAAACTGTATAAACTTATTGGTATCTACATTACCATCAATGATACTATTCTTTACAAGGTCTGTTCTATTTATAAATAATGCTGTTGCCATATCTAGTTTTTAAATCCCATTTTGTTCCAATAAGCAGCAGTATAACCTTTATACTTCATATCTTTAGGTGCGACAGGTACTTTTTGTGCGTTAGCTTCGGGCTTAAATCCTTGACTTTTAGCTTCTGTTGTACTAATTACACTACCTAGACTTTTAGAGCCTTCCTTACGTGCGTAAATACGTCTAAACCATTTGTGGTTGCATCTTGCTCCGCCCTTATATAACCATACAGAATAAGTGTCAGAACCACCCTTGCCAAAACCTGCATTTACAACTTTACTTGTCATAGCGTTTATATCTTCTTTACGATATACCTTTTTAGCACTTACCATTTTTTTGCAAAACTCCCTAGATGTGCCTTTAGTCTTTGCAGGGTTGTACATATATCTAACTAAATATGTTTTGTCCTCTTGACCTTTTTGTTTACTCTTACCATCTTGTTTGCTTTCACTATATGGCTTGGCACTACCTGTACTAGCTAGATTAGTTTGCTCGTTTAACTCCTTAATCTTTTGGTTTAGGTCATCGTCATTGTCATAGTCTACTTCTTGTTCATCTATAACTTCAAAGTCTTTTAGTAGTTCTTCTTCATCTTGTCCTAAATCTATAAGAGCATCAGCAATATCCGTGTCTACAAATTTATCTAAATCACTTGCTAACTTTACACCTGTTTCTTCTTCTTGTGTTTCATCATCAACAATTTCTTTGTCAATTTCTATAAACTCTAAAGGTTGTAGTGTCTTGAAGTATAGGTTAAGAGATATATTATTATAAGCTAGTATTTCATCAAACGCCTCTATTAGTAAGTTCTGAAAAGGTTTAATAACCAAGTTCATCATCAGCTTTGTGGCTGTTTCTAACTCTTCTGCGTTGTTTCCAAGCCCTGTATTGTCTTTAATACCCAAAAGCATAGGAGATACTACCCTGTGCGCTACAAGTATCTTACGGCTGCTCTCATCGCTTAAAAATTGATATTGGTTGTGTGCATCACTTAATTGTACAGGGTCTATTGTAGCTGCTGTTTCAGGGCTGTCGTTAAACGATAGTATAAACTTACCTGCATTACTACTTCCTGAAAACTTATCATAGATACGTCTTTCTATTTGTTCTCTTTCTTCTGCACTAGGAGTACCTGAATTAAAATTGATAAGCATACTAGGACTTAATCCTGATTGTATGTTATTTATATGAAAGTTAGATATTTCTTCTTCAAGGTCTGCATATTGCAACCCACCTTGATAGTCAGGGGTGGCATAGTACTTGTACCCTGCTCTGTAAGGCTTAACGTAAACAATTTCGATAGCTTCATTACTCATACCAAAAGCAGGTATGCGCTTTACTTGGTTAATACGGTTGTATTTAGCCCAATCATTAGAGTAGTAATATGCTTCTATTTCTCCTTTATCGTTGCACTTTTCAGCAGCTAGTTGTTCAACAGGTATATGCTCAACCCTTGCTATCTTTTTTCTATCCTTACTGTAAATTACCTGCATACTACATTGACCAAACAATTTAAGGTCTGCACATAGTTTGCGTAAACAGTCTTTATGTAATAATGTAATGGCTTGTGCGTATGCATCAGGCTTCTTGTTGCTGTCAGTAGCATCTAATCCTTTGCCGTATATCATTTCACTAATACCGTTTATAACAGCATTGTTTGTAGGACTACCATTGTATCGGTCTATTAGGTACTGAAAGTATGAGTTTTTATCTCCGTATGTTACAAATGCCTTACCCTTTTTTTCTTCAATAGTAGGGCTAACATAATTCGATAAACTTAAAGCGTGTATCATAATACTATATAATCGTTATTGTGTGTATCGTTTGTATCGTAAACGTCTTTATTTACATTATACCTGCTTTGTGTTACAGGTGCTTGTGCTGTACAAAACAATTTATCTCTATATACTAATGTGCTGCCATTTAAAACCTCTAGTGTGTAAAAGTGTCCTTCTCTAAATGGTGCGTTGCTGCTGCCAAATGTCATAGAAGCTGTTAAAAAGTTTTCATTGCTATCAACAATAGTAGATGCTGTAATTGTTTCAGACTTGTTAGTTTGTTCATCAGTAACAGTATATGTAAGCGTTTGAGTAACATACTCTGCTCTTGGTATATACTTAAATGTTTGTGTTTGCGATACTGATACAATCTTCATATAAGTATAACGATAAAAAGTGAGAATTTGTAATAAAAAAAGAGGGATGCTAATGCACCCCCCTCTATCATAATCAAAAAAAACTTATACTCTACGCAAATATATAAAAAATATATTAAGCAGGAGTAATAGGTGTTGCAGCACTTTCGTCAGGTGCTGTTGCAAAGAATGGTGGATTAACCTCACTAGCTGTTGCTGTAAGTGTAAACCCTTGTAAATCCCCTGCTGCTGCTCCTGTTACAATAGTACCACCTGTAACCTCTGCACCGTTGTCTTTTCCTACTAGTAAGTACTTTGTAGTACCTGTACCATCAGGATATAGTTCAACAACATAGTGCGCTCTACCTCTGTTTAAGAGTTTTATCTCCTCTTGTGTTGCAACATCTAGGTTTTGAAAAGTAATATTTAGAGTACTTTCATAAAAAGTAGTTCCATTTTCTCTGCTTGATGTTACGCTTGTTTCTAAAGATGTTTGACCACCTTTTACCTCAAACTTGAAAAATTCAGCACTTCCATCTGATGGTAATGTTACCGTTCCTGATGAAGGGCTTAACGCTGCAATCGCTGCGCTATAATCAAGTATATATACATTTTTGATACCTGCATAAGCTGACTTACAGCCTATACCTCTACCTTTTGTTATTGCACAACTCATATTTATTTATTTATTAAAAAAGGGCAGGTAGGATACACCTAGCCCACCCTTTCTATGTTAGTTAATATTATGAGTAAAGAACGATATCGCCTCTTACTCCGTATTGTACACCTGCTGTGTAACGCATCACAACTCTTACGTTTTGTGAACCATCAAGGTCAGCCATATCAATAACTTTAACTTCGTTACGGTCATCTAGTAGACCTGTACCAAAGAATAGGTTAGATTTCTGTGCAGCAATTGCTGTGTTATCAGCAAGTCCTTTAGCTACAACAATGTTGATACCTTCAAAAGAAAGCTGACCACCGTTGTACCATTGTGAACCTTTGTTATCTGTACCTGCACCACCAATAGTAGCAACAAATCCACCTAAAGCACGTACATACGCTCTTGCGATGTTTGAAGATACATAAAGGTTAAGGTCTTCTTTTCCGTAAACAGTAGAAGGAATAGCATCTACAATAGCACCTAATTGTGCAATTACGTTTGTGCTATCAACAGAAGCAGCAGTTACATCAGCACCACCGTCAGCAGTTAATAGAGTATCAAAGCCATCAAAAGAACCTTCTCCTGTGCTACCTGACCAAATAGAAGTTTCAGTTGCATTAGCAACTTCAGCAGCTACCTGTGCGATAACGAAGTCAGAGAATAAAGGTGGCAATTCATCAAAAGCACTAAAGCCCATTTGAGCAGCTTCCCAATCTGCGTGTAATTCTTTCTTACAGATTTGTAAGTTTACTTGCAGTTCAGCAGGAGTAAGTACTTTCTCGGTTAGTGTCATTGTAGAGGTGCTATCGTCAAAATCACAGTCAGCAGAGCGGACAAGATTTGCAAAAGAACCTACTTTCATAGCAGCTTTATACTTTACGTTAGGTAAAATAGTAACAGTTCCGCTATCTAGTGTATCAGCAGACAAAAGTGCAGCAGCAAGATATTTTCCTGCAAACTCTCCTGCGTAACTTGAACTTGTAATAGTTGGGTTTGGCATTTTATTTAATTTTAATTGTTAATTTTAGACATTACTTTATCGAGTGTTGTTTGCTTTCTGTTTTGTGCAAACTTTACACCAATATTGTTATTTTTTTGTTCAGGGTTATGAGCAATAGGCTCGGCAGCAGGTTCAGATAATTCCTCTTTTACTTCTTTCGGTAATTCCTCTGATAATTCTACTTCTGCTTCTACTTCTTCGCTCATTTCTTCTTTCTTCATATCCTCAATCATAGCTTTGATTTCAGATACTGCTTCTGCTAGTTCTTCTTTAGTAACATAACCCATTTCTTCTTTATCTTCTTCAGCTTCTACTTCTTCTTCAGCTTCTTCTTCTAGGTCTTTGATTTCAGCAATAATGCCTTCTTCTGCTACTACTAGCATCTTACCGTCTTCCATAGTATAATCGCCAACAGGCAATGCTACTTTGTCATCTTCAGTAATAATAAATATTTCTTTACCTGCTTCAAACGCTTCTGCTTCTAATACAGTACCGTTGTCTAGCTTTGCAGTCGCTAGTTCTACCTTTTCTTGGCTTTGCTCAACATCATTCACAATGTCAGTAGCTTCTTCGCCTAGATAGGTTTTAATCTTATTTAACATTTCGGTTGCTTTCATATAACTATAACTATTTATTTAACTTATTTTACATTTTCATAATTAACTATACTGTGATGCGTTTAATTCCTTTACCCAAAATTCCGCATCAGCTTCAAGTGAGTTAGCTAAATTTTTTATTCCTTGCGCTTCTTTGCTGTCTATGCCTAATTCTTTTGCAGCAGAAATAAATTTATCAGCTATTTCAATAGCATTTTCTGATGCTCTTAATAAATTTATAAAAGACCTGTCAGCTTTTAATACAGCTTTTCTAACTTGGCTTAAACCATCTCCACTTGCTTCCTTGCTTAATTGTTTTAACTCGTTTTCTGCTTTTCTTAAATCATCTATTAAAGCTAACTCCACCTTTTGTGCAGACAGTTCTTCTTTATTTATTTGAGCAATTTTGCTCATTGCTTTTTTCATAATTTATATTTTTCCTATTCCTTGATTTATCAATTTACCTTTACAGCATTTTGTACTGTAAGTGTCTTTGTCAGCACATAAACATCCACGTTTACTGCTTTTAGGACTTGTCTTTGATGGTGTCAAAAATCTCTTTAACATTTGCCTTGTCCTTTATATTTTTTCTTATAATGTTTGCTACCCTTTATGCTACTCATTTTTGTTTTAGCGTGTACACCCTTACGTCTTACTTTAGGTTTTATTATATGCGCTACTTCTATTCTTTTAGCCATTACTTAATAGGTATGCAATTAGGAACTAACTTACCGTCTTTCTCTTTCATTCCGTATTGTCTATAACCTGATGTGCAAGGCTTTTCTAATTTGTGTTGCTCACAAGGCATAAACCAAGTCTTACCCTCGTACTCGTGTTCGTGGTAACTCTCACAACCTATATCTTGTGCTGCTTTTATTGCTAGTTCTTTAGTAGAGTATGCTAGTCTATCATCTATAATAGCCATAGTGTCGCTTACTACTTCGCTTAACTCTAATAAGCCTAATTCTTTTAGTTTGCTTTCAGCCCATCTTTTGGCAGCTTTACCACCCCACAACAAGTAGGATATAGTGCCACACGCTTTAGTATCTCCTTCATCGTAATACTCCTCTGCTCTTGACAAATAAGAGTACATACGTTTAATAGTGTTTTCGCTAATAGGTTTGCCTTGCGCTAATTGTTGTGCTCGTATCTTACCTACGTCAGTTGCACATTTGTTGTTTATTTCTTTGTTTAGGTCTATGCCTCTTTGTGCGTTGTTTTTTACAGCATCAGGATAATCTGAATAGCTTTCTAGTTCTTCTTTCTTACCGTCTTTATAACGTTTGTCATCTCTTACAATTCTACGGATATAAGATAGCATCTCCTCTGCTTCTTCTTCTTCAAAGTCATTTAAAGGCTCTTTAGGTCTTTCCATCTTATCAATGAAGTACCCTTCTATACTAAACCCTTTTACTTTGCCTGTTTTTACATAGTCATTCCAAACTTCATCGTTGTTTACTTTGACTACACCCATCCAAGTACCCACAGGCACGTTTAAGCCATACTTCCTAGACTTATCGTGTGTTTCATCTTCTACTAGCCAACTCTCTACTAGCGTAAGCCCATTTAAGCTGTGTTGGTGTTCTAGTGTGCTGTTGTTCTGATTGCCTTTCATAAGGTACATTTCAGCAGCCTTACGGATAGTGTCTTTAGAGAAGTAAATATAATACTCATCTTCTCCTCTACGTCTGTATATAGGTTTATTAGGAATAAGCAAAGCACCTACTAATAGTTGTTTGTCTATTTGTGCTAGTTGTACTTCTTCGTTTTTTAGTGCAACAAAGTCCTCCTCAATGGCAGGGTTTTCTACAATAGAGATAGCCTCTATACCCTCTACACTATTTTCATCTAAAATAAGTTCGACTATCCTCATATAACTATAACGTTTAATTTTTATATTTTACTATATTGATGCGCCCTCTACTATATTACGCTCTAAACTTTGTGCAGTTGTTACGTCTTGTGATGTTACAAACGCTTT